GTGACTGAACAAGAACTACGGGTGTTTGAAGCAAGTAGTGATATTATTAATTTTGCATTAAGACGATTTGAATGGAGATGTTACAAAACAGCCCTTGACAATCATACACAAATAGGTTACAATACTATCAACGATAAAATTAATGGTGTAGGTTTACTTGAAAGTGAAGCGTATAGTGAATGGCTAGAAGACTTTAAAACAACAGAACGAAAGTTTAAGCGACTAATTTCAATTAAAACATTGAGTCAATCACAATATGATGCACTACTATGTCTGTACTATTTCACTGACGACTTCACCAAAGTTGGGACGACCGCGAGAACATTTGATTTAACCAAATGGATTATCGATAAGAAATGGAATTATATAGCATCTGCTCTAATTGAAAGTGGCTACAATAGATTGTTAACTCAACCAATTGCAACGATAATGATGTTAGGTGATTATGGCAGTCGAACAGAACGAGCATTATTGCGAGAACGAGGTCTACAGATATTACGCAAAGAATACCCTGCACTGACAGATAAAGTAGCTCGGCAGCAAGCAGAATATATTTACTACGCAGAAACAAAAAGATTTTTACCAAATTTAACTCAGGCACGGAAGCGTCAAATCGTTACTATCGCTAACAACCTATAACTTACGGAACAAGAACGGAAACATACAATGAATAACCGAGTCCTGCTATTGAATGCAGACGCCCAGCCATTGTCTATGCTACCACTGAGTACTATCAGTTGGCAGAATGCAGTGAAAGCACATTTCCAAAATAAAATAGTAATACTAGATAGTTATGATACTGTATTACATTCTGCTAATTTTGAAATGTTTATGCCGTCAGTTGTAATGTTAAATCGATATCATCGTTTACCAAAAGTGGCAAAGTTTACTCGAAAGAATTTATTCTTACGAGATCAGCACGAATGTCAATATTGCTCTAAGCAATTCACTAATGAAAAACTGACTATTGATCATGTAATTCCAAAATCTCTTGATGGTGGCACAGGTTGGACTAACTGTGTAGCATCATGTAAAAAGTGCAATGGTATGAAAGGCAGTAAATTAATGAGGCCTATTAGAGAACCTGTAAAGCCTACGTGGCATGCTCTTGCGTATTCATCAAAAACATTCGGTATCACAGTTCCACGTGTTGAATGGTTAGAGTATATAAACTGGCCAGAAGAGCATGTTAGAATAGCAGAAATCGAAATATATTAATAAAATTAGAATATACTAATAATATAACCGCCTCTTGGCGGTTTTTTTGTATCTATAATTATAGTGGTAGTTAATTTTTGCATAAATACTTGTATGAATAAAATAATCGGTTACACCACTATTGGTGAAAAAAATACAAGTAAGCAACTATCTAATCTGGATCTTGCTAAACAAGACTTGAGTAATCATTTCTTAATCCGCAAGGGAGAGAAATGGACGAACCCAGAGTTTGGTAGTAATTTACCATACTATGTATTTCAACCACTGGATGATATTACAGTTGATTTGATTCAACAGGAAGTATCTAATATTGTTAATTATGACCCACGTTTCAATTTAATAAGTGAAAACGTTAGGGTTGAAGAAAATAAACATACGGTGACAGTAAGAATTGAATTATTGTATATACCGACAACGACGGCAACTGAACTTGAATTAAAGTTCGACCGTGAATCAGGCGAGTTATAAATTATGACACAATCAGTAAGACAATCAAAGTTATTTGCAGCGGAAGATTTTACCGCAGTATATGATTCGTATATTAATGCGAATTTCCAAGCATATGATTATGCTACCATTCGTAGTACAATGATCGATTATGTACGAGAGAAATATCCAGAGAATTATAATGACTGGATTGAATCTAGTGAATTTGTAGCACTACTAGATTTGATTGCACAGTTCGGTCATAACTTAGCATTCCGTGCAGATTTAAATACACGTAACAACTTCTTGAGTACAGCACAGCGTCAAGATTCAGTATTCAAATTAGCAGAATTTTTAGGTTATCAACCAAGACGAAATGTAACCGCATTTGGTGAATTAAAAGTAGTTAGTGTAAAAACTAATGAAACTGTAATTGGTAGTGATGGTACTACGTTGGCTGGTAAGGAAATTAGATATGAAAGTACTTCTAATATTAATAATCTAGATGACTTTATTACAGTTATTAATGCTGCGTTTTCTAGTGGAAATCAATTTGGTACACCTAGAATTAATATCAAGATATCCGGACAGACAGTTGAATATTACAATTTGAACACATTGAATGATCAAATTAAGTTTTCAATACAAGGTATCGCTGCTGGCTCTAGTTCATCATTCGATGTTATCGGATTAGGTTATGATAGTCAATATAGTAGTATCGTTGAATCAATTCCGAATCCAACATCTGCATTTACAATGATATATAAGAATGATGGCAAGGGTGTAGGCAGTAACACATCTGGCTTCTTCTGTGGATTTAAGCAAGGATCATTGCAGTATAAAGATTTTATAATAGATAGTCCTATTAGCAATCTTTCACTTGATGTAGATGTGCCAAATATTAATAACTCAGATGTGTGGGTGCAATCAATCGATGGAAATGGTAATGTAATTTCTCAGTGGACGAAAGTCGATAGTGTATTTGGTCAAAATGAAATCTTTAACGATATCAAAGCAGGAACCAATGAAATATTTGCAGTGAAGACACGTGAAAATAATCAGATAAGTGTTATGTTCACTGATGAAAATTTCGGAACTATACCAAAGAATATTATACGTGTATGGTATCGAACAAGTGAGAATATATCTTACACATTGCGTCCAGATGATATATCAAATAAAACTATCAATATTAATTATAGTGGTGCAGATGGTAACACGTATACCATGATAGTTGGATTACAATTAAAATCACCAGTGGTTAATGCAAGTAGTTCAGAAACATTGGACACGATTAAAACAAACGCTCCTCGCAATTATGTAACACAAGATAGAATGATAACCGCCGATGATTATAATAATTATCTATTGAATCAAAGCGAGAATATTTTAAAAATAAAGAGTGTCAATAGAACGCACAGTGGACATAGTCGTTATGCTAAATTATACGATCCTACTGGTACATATTCTAATCTACATTTGTTTGGAACAGATGGAGTACTTACACGTGATAGTACAGCAACCAAAATAGAACATACTGATGATATTGTTGCTGAAAGTGTATTTGAAAATTATCTAAAACCAGCGATACAAAATCATGAGTTGTTAAACTTGTATTACTCTGGATTCAAAGGTGCATTTGAATTATTAAGAAGTAACATATCTTCTGTTACTCCTGCTGATGTCGTATTTAATTGGCAGACAAATGATAAAACCACTGGTTATTTTGTTGATTCCTCACTTGTGATAAAAGGCGTAGGCATATCTCAGACTCATTACTTAAAATATATAACGGTTGGTGCATTAGTTAAATTTACAGCAGTCGTTGACGAAGTCTTAACTGTATATTGGGCAAAAGTATCAAGTATATTTGCCAATGGTAGAGGTATAGATGATGCACAGGGTGAACCATCTGGATTAACAATAACTGGAATTGGAGCAATTGCATTTGATATTGAAATACCAAACAATGCTTCATTGGATATGATATACCCAGCATTTGCAAAACAGTTCACAACATCAGAAAAAACTAATATTTTGTCAGCACTTACTAATGGACAATCATTTTATTTGAAATATGTTTACGATGCTGCTAATTTATCTACTCCTACTCAGGCATACTGGCAAGTAATTTCACCAGTTCCAGCAGTAGAACCAACAAGTCCGCTTGATTTTTTAATTAAAGTTACGCCTACCATCATAGGTTCTGGTGTAATAAATAATAGTTATGATATTACCACTCGCATATCTAGATATGAAATATCAACTAACCAAATTGAATTTACAAATTTAACAAATGAATATAATATTAATGAATTCACTAAAAAGCGAAATCGTGACATCATTGAACTATATGATACTGTTACTGAGAAATTTATTAGATTTTATGTATGGGGATATAATATAGATTCAAATGGCTTATACCAATCAAATAAAGTTATTGTTGCGTTGGTAGATAGTTCAATTGATTCACGTGCAGATAATCCAGATGCGTATTTTAACATTGCAGGAACTAGGTTAACAACACCATCACTGAGATTTGAGTGGACTCATATACCAGCCGAAAATGAAATTATAGATCCTAGTTTGTCAAACATTATTGATATATTTACATTGACACGAGATTACAATAATACATTTAAGACTTGGTTATCAGAATCACGTGTATTATCGACTAAGCCTAGTCCACCAACTATAGACGAATTAAACAGACAATTCAATCAATCTAGTGTGGTTGATAAAAAGAAAGCAATGAGTGATACTATTATCTATCGCCCAGTTAAGTACAAAGTATTATTTGGTTCTGCGGCAGATCCCGAGATGAGATCACGATTTAATGTAATCAAAGTTCCAGGCAACAATTTAACAGATACCGACATAAAGGCAAAGGTTATTGCAGCAATCAATGACTTCTTCGATATTGGTCTTTGGGATTTTGGAGAAACATTCTATTTCACTGAATTAGCAGCATATGTACATAACGAATTGATGGGTGTTATAAGTTCATTCGTAATAGTACCAGAGAGTTCTACCAGTGTATTTGGTTCATTATTTCAAATAACACCATTGACAGATGAGTTGTTTATACCAGATGCAACTGTTAAAGATATCGATATAGTAACTAGTATTACAAAAGCAAACATTAAGGCAAATTAAGGTAACATATGGAAAATTATAAATCTACAAAGCAACAAATGGCAGATGCTAAGAAGCGATCTGGTGATTACCCTATAAATGAAATCAAATCTGTAAATAAGTTACCTACTCCATTCAAAACAGATGTTAACAAGAAATGGTTAGATGCTACATTTGATCAGATGATATCAAAAGGTGACATGGAAAATGTCGATGCATTTGTAGGAGATATATCTGGTAAAACATTAACTAGATACAATGATACTTACTTAAACACAAACAGCGCAGTACCTCAATTAGAGCCAGGTATTATAACGACTGACGAATTGAAAAATGTTACACATACAATTTCAGTTGATGATATTGCAAATAGTGTTGCAATGAACTTTGACGAATATGGGTATAATGCTGCATATAATTCTAATGCATATGTATATTCACCACCTATTAATGTAGACATGTTTGTAAATTTTGTTTCTTACTATTGGGCATCCGATCTACCAGTATATAACTCAACCTTTCTAGTTGCTGGTGATACTAATCCGATAACAACCATTACTGGTTCGTCATTAGGTACAATTACAGACAGTGTCAATTCGGTAGAGTTGTTCAATGGATTGAAAATAAAATTCATCGGTTATGATGCAGCCATCGCAGATAACACATACTTGGTGACAGGTGTTGGTACTAGTATTAGTTTTAAATTACTAACAGATGCATCTGGACGAAAGTTTTTCACTGATACCACACCTTATAGTTTTTCTATAGAGTCAGTTGCACAACCACATACTATTAAAGATTATATTGTAATTGATGCATCTGATAATATTTCAAGTTCTTGGTCACGTGCCAACCACTGGATACACAAAGACAGCGTGTTATATTTACAAACACTAGATACTTCGCTTGTTACATCTACTGTTATTACAAACGAAAATAGAGCAAAGCGTCCAATTATACAATTCGATTCATTAATGCATATGACCGATCACGGATATGCAAATTATTCATCTGACAGCGTGTTTAAAGGACAAGTGGATTATGTACTATCATCACTAGTTGCTACTGGAATCCCCAGTGGTTCACGTATTGCAACAGGAAATGGCATTTACATCAAAGTAGCATCTGATACATTGACAGAATCAGAGCGCACAGATACATTTGCCAACGGAGATACATTCGTTGTATTAAATGATTCATTGTCTGGAACGGGTGTATACGCAAAGAGAGATATGTATTACGATGGTTTAATCAAGATAGCACAGAATAAAACATTACCAAACTCAGCACCATTGTTTAAATTACGTGATAACCAAGGTACATTATTGAGCAGTTTTAGTACAAGCACGTTTGTTGGCAGTAAGATTTTTTCATACAAAGTAGGAATCGGAACAGATGACAGTGAATTAAATTTTGCATTATCATATAAAGATACTGCAACTGGCGCGAACATTGTATTCGAGAATAATCTGTTCACAGAGCGTTATAGTTACGCAAGAGATTTTGGTCATCATGGGGTTGAAATCCCTGGATATTATTTCTTTGTTAAAGGAATTAATAACGTAAGTACATATATACCAAGTGCGTATTCATTAGGTGCTAAAGATAGTGTTCAACTGTTTGCAGATTCTACCGACATTACTATTCCAGTAGGGTATTCTGATTGGAGAGTTGATAAAGAGTTCTTGGTATTTGAACGAGATGGAAATATAACAACCACTGAAATTTTATCTGAGGGTGTATATAATAGAAGTAGAGAGAATCAGCCACAATTAATATTAGGCAAAGATGCATCATATGTATTTCATGATATCACATCAGCAAATGATTTAACATTCTACAACGCGGATGGTAGTGTACACACGCCTACGTCAGTTGTTGGTGACAAAATTACAATAACATTACCAGATACAATATCATTTGTACTTGAATTCGGATCATTATCTGGTCCAGCAACCAATAGAGGTCGGATTGTAACAAACCTATCACAGGATGAGTTTTTTCATACAGTATATGTTGATGGTAAAAAATTACCAATATCCGAATACACTATAAATGCAAACAGCATAGTTATATCAGATATTGAAATTTCAGCACAAGAAGATAATATATCTACAATAGATGTGGAATATTATCGTAACAATACAGTTATTGGTAATGCAGAAAATATACAGATACCTGATGTGCATAGACACAATGCAAATAACGAATTTATAAAAGAATTTACAATACAAGAAACGTTACCTCATTGGTTAAGTATTATTGAAAGCACACCTGGATTCGTAGGAGATGCATTCGGTGATAATAATTACCACAAGAGCATTATCGTTAACTCATATGCTGGTGAAATATTCATGCATGATGACATTAGTACTATGCATGATTTGTGTTATGGTGTTGATGAAATGAACATCGCAGCAGCATTATCCGAGCAAGGAAAAGATTGGTGGTCATTCAAGCAATTAGTCATGGCTCAAACAAAACGTCTATATAAAACAAAATCATATAGTGATGTTCGTACACTTACATTAGATGTTATAGAAGCGATTACACAATCTCGCAAAGGGACAAACGTACATAAACAATCAAATATGTTATATTCGAAAAAGTCACAGTATGTCGAAGTAGCGTATTTTGCTGGTACTACTGAATATCATTTAGACATAACAATTAACAATGATGATTTTAGAAAAGATCACATGTACTTGTACATTAC